TGATTCATCAGTTTGTTCTACAACCGGCTAGAGAAAGTTCGAAATATGGAATCAAAACATAGTTGTATGTAAATCAATCATATTCAACTTTCTTCCTCTTTGAATTCATTGTTTCTTACACCACATTCCCCGCCATATGTTGCTGTTCATCACCAGTCATCATCTTCGGGGTAGACATCATCCCCTAAATCAATGTATCCATGTGGACCGGAGGGTGTCAATCCTAATTTTGCTATCATGTTGTCAACATGTGCATTTATATCCATATCAAACTCAAGTGCTGATGTACCAATTGCTGCTGCAAATGGATCTTTGGACGGTGATTCATCAGTTTGTTCTACAATAGTTGCTGCAAATGTTTCAAGACCAACAAACAGTTGATCAATTGAATCAGAAATGATTTTGTCAAGCATAGAATTGTCCTGTGACACGGTTACCTGGTCGATCCTTTGTTGTACATGTTTATACCGCTTCTTTTCTCTGACTTCAATTTCATTTGCTATGGATAACAAGCTTCGAATGCAGATTCGGCCACGCTGCATGGACAACTGAATTTGATCAAACAGATAACTTAATAAGCGATAAACTTTGAGTGTTCTAACGATTGACTTGTTTGATTTTACACCATTTGCCAGAATCTTATGACAATATCTCATGCCATATGTGTAATCATCATCTCGTGCTGCTAACACAATTAATTTGATGGCTAAATTGATTTCTTTCTGATGCATACTAAGCTTGGACGGCGATTTTGAAGTCAATTCCTTATATAGATTCTCTATCGATTCATGACCAGATAATACTTGCATTCTGCAAAATTTTTGCATGCCAATCATGATATTACACCATGACCTGATCTCCTGTATAGGATGGTGTGTTCTGAAGTACATAAGAGTCTGCTCATCGGCAAGGATAATAGGGATTTTCCAAATCGGTGTTGTTCCATTTTTCATTGCCTCCAGATGCTTCTCATGGTATGGTCTAGATTTGTTGCTTACATTCCCGATCATGTTGTCATCTATTTTGTCATAAGATGTTTCATGCTCAATAGTCAGAATATTGTTCTTGTTCGAGAAAATGTCTTGGCCCCTCTGATCCAGGTGATTGTACGAAAATTCAATGTTGGCGTCATCTCCAATCTCTGCAAGATAACGTTTGCAGTAATACAGCTGTTCTTGTTCGATGGAATTTTCACAGATTTTGCTTATGAAATCATCCAGATTGCTGCCTGTAGGAAGATAGATGCTAGCGGAATTTCGCTCGAATTCATGGAGTCTCAGGTTATAATTTCTAGGTGAGAGAAGGTGTGAGAAACTGATAGCAATTGATCTGAATGCAATTGTTTCTTTCAATGAAGGTTCGACTGTCTCTTTGTGTAGTGGACTAGGCAAGCCTATGAGATAGATCTGATAAGGTTTTAGGGTAGAGTTCATCGCATAAGCAATTTCGTGCTTGAACTTTGGTAATGCTGCCGTTACAGATTCGTTATATCCATCACAAATCACTGAATTGAGTCGGATACTATAACCTATATTGTTTGATTCTAAGAACAAAATCAGGTCCAAGATATTAGACTTCTTATTGCCTGTGAATGAGATATCGACATGAACAAAATCAAATCCTGTGATGAATTTCAATGTAGATCCATCAAAGACATCATAGTCAGTTTTGAAGGTCAACTTCGGGTGATAATCAATCTTTGTAAAAGTATCCGATACTGCATACGACGAGCATGAAAGTCCCAGATAGTCACAAGCATAGAGTCCGTCACCCCTACCTGCTGTTAAATCACAAATGTTTGTCGAATAGTCGATGATACCTCTTGATCTTAACATCCTAAATAAACCTATCTGTGCACCAAGTGAGTCTGAGCCTGTAGGACTCGTAAAAGTTTTCGGGTCAGCGCCAGTTGTAGAACAAGTCTGAGCATACATGCACAATGGAGCTATAAGGTTCAACTCTTTCATTGCTGAGAATGGGATGTCCTGAGATTCATATTCAATTTCCATTAAATAATCAGGAATGTGTTCTTCAGCAGATAATCTAGTTTGATGTTCAAGACTGGGAACCTGCGCTGGGACAATGATATCAGATAATGTTATTTCTTCACATAGTTCTCTGAATTCTTCTAGAATTTCGAATGGTTTGGATTCCAATAATCTTTCCACGTATTCAATACCTAGCACCATTATGCGAATTTGGAGATCCGGACTGATGATCATCATAGAAATTTTTCCAATCCCATTAGACATGCATTCTCTGAAACTCTCTTCAGCATCAATCATAATTGTACCATTATCGTTTCTTGTCTTGAAATGGAACGTTGCTAAATATTCAAATAATAGAAATTTGGCCAAATTGAACTTGTGATCCTCCAGATTTGCCAGTAGATTCTGGTATCGAGCGAGTCTGACAGACAATTTATTAGAGTATGCTCCATTCTTCAATGTCTTGGTGTAACGAGTAACCAACTCATGGTATTCGGAATCATCCGGTGAATTCGATGCAATATTTTCAAGACACTTTGTTTGTAATCCAAGTTCCACTGCATTAATCTTATTTACAGTAGTGATTCTGCTCCTTTCATTCATGACAGATTTCAACCTTTCTGCAATCTCTCCTTCATCAGACCTTGAGATGTCCAGCTTCCAGTTCTTGTCAATCTTGTACAACTTACGGATTAAAGGTCCCCACAAATGTTCATCAATTGATTCAGGACTAATCATCATGTAGTCCTTATCCAGATCTCTAGAATACCTAAGAATAATGTCATTCACATAGTTCCTCCCAATTTCTTGTGATGTTTCCAACTCTTTCAGTTTAGGGATTAATGACCATTCAGCTACATTCTCTTCATATAGATATGAGTGTGATAAGTATCTGAAACGAAGTGTAGAAAGGTCGTGATTGCAAGCTACACTATAGCATGTCAATTTCGGATTATTGTTCCATTCTGTTATTTTCGGTGTCACAAATTGTACATCTTTGATACCCACTAACTTTATGAATCCATATCGAACGACTAGTCTTCTCAAAGAGTCATACTTGTCACAAGTTATAGCAGATACAAGAAATCTCATTCGGAGGTAATCAAAATTGATGTTGCTGTCAACAAGTCCCATATCACTGATCATCTGCTGATTTAACTCAGTCGTATAATTCAATGATCTGTTCATTTCTGATCGGATATAAGTTGCTGTACTAAATCTCATGTTCGGAATTCTGTGTAAGATTTCACCACCTGTCTCTGTAGGTGCATAAAGGAATAAATCAAAGAATGATTGATTGGTTAGAGTTGATAATGACAAATTGCATGCTTTAACACAATCAAGTGATAATACTTCTTCCTTCGGTAGTGCTAGCATATTGTGTTTCATCAATAACCATTTCGTGACTGCTACAAGCTTTGCAGCTAGGAGCTCTTCTTTATTGCCAAGCATTCGGTCATCATCAATTAGATCACCCTTGTATAATACTTCATTACCAACTTTTGGATCATCATAAACTTTTATCCCATTTCTGTAGTGCATCGGGGAGCACCGCCTTACGGTCAACAGGGCATTGTATGTATTCACCTCTGTAATTTTGTCATCATACAGGATTTCTTCTACTTCGATGAATGAGACTTTGGGAAACATCGTCATTTTTCTTTGTGCCAAGAATTCAATGATGTCAGTATTATCAGTGATTTCACCAAACAATGTCTTAGATGTATTTGACATCTTTCTGATATTTTCAATCACTCTCGAAGATTGAGAATTTCGCAACTTTGTGATATCCTTGACATAGGTCAAAAGTCCTGAACTTGTTTCGACTTTACTGATCAGCAAGTCTAAAAAGTGAATAGATGTATTCTCGTGATAGAATTGCACCAATCTTGAGTGGAAATTATGCCTGAATATCTCTAGCAGGTTCTTTGCAATAATGTCCCTTTCATCAGACATCTTGAACATGTCAAGGACTCTTTTGTTCTTCGTTTTGGATTTCACCATACTCCGAATAGACTGCTTGATACTAGTAGTAGCTGGACATATAGTGTCTTCTCCTGGCCATGTCAAAGAAATCAATCGTGTTTCTTCAAAATTTCTTTTATTCTCATAATCTACAGACAGTGATGTATTTAGATATTTAAGGAAAAAAGCAGGATTTGAGCTAAATTTGCAGATCCAGGTATGCAGATAATGAAGTGATTTTGACATTCCAATGCTATGACCTGATAGCATTAAGTTCAAGTGCAGTGCAGCCCCTAAACCTCCCAAGGAAGTCGGCAAATATGACCAAAAGAAGAGGAGATCTTGAACGAATTCATCATAAATTTGTAGATACATCACTCTATCTGGGCTATCCACGAGTCTTGATTCAGCTATGCTTTGCCCATAAACTCCCCTCAGAGATTGTTTGAATATATCATCTGACATGTTCTTAGGATTTCTCTTCAAATAGGCAGCAATGTCATTTTTCGCAGCTACCATGAGCCTTGGATTGGTCATCAAATTCAACTCTTCTCTATCATTTTTCGAGTAATAGAGCAAGTTAGACAATGAGACAGGCAATTCTTGTGGAGAGATCATACTATTATCATGCACTTTGGAAAGAATCATTTGTGGTAATCGACAGAGTAGTAATCCAATCTTGTAATTTTTCAAGTAGGCACAAGCTTCATGGTGATTGCTCAGTTCCATTGCAGAAGATGCTGACGAGCAAATTCCAGCAATTTCTAGTTCATCAGACACGATAGTGGGGTTGTTGCCAGCACTCACTGATATCAAGCGCTTCAACGTTGAATCTGCTCTCACACCATCTGCATAATGTTGCCTCAACATGGTTACTCTGTGTTTCGAAAGGGTTGTTTGGGAATACTTCACTGTCATCCCGAATTTGCTGCAATGTTTCATGATCTTTGCAAATATAGATTTAACCATCGGTTCTGAAGGCTGTTTAATCTCTATTATTGCATTGACATCATCGGAATACACCATGATTGTCTTCACGGAGATGTCTGTCATGTACCGTAATAATTTCATCATGATCAATGTGTGTAAAGTCCAAAAAGGATTCATCCAACCTTCTATTCCACCAAATTGACCCTCGGACTCAATCACTTGATCCAGATATTCATCATAATGATATACAGTTAATTGTGAGAAATAGTGAGAAATATCACCCCAACCGTCAAATCCAAAGAGATTGCCGAGAAATTCTGCAAGCTCATGAGTATTTCCATATTGCATGGACTGGTTGTGACCCTCTATATCGAGTAATAGTGAGTAATTAGACTCGAACGATAATTCTCTTGAGGCTTCATGGATTAGCGCTTTTCTTTTCTTGTCTGTAGGTGTCATCAGTTGTTCGTCGAAATAGGATAGTGCCTTCTTCATTCTTGCTGCCACAAGACTCAGTGAATGCTTATTTTCAAGTTCTGCATTACCGAATAATCGAGCTTCATACTTTTGTTCTCTTTCTTTTTCTATCAGTCTTGCAGGATCAGACATCTCAACTGGTTCTTCCTTTTGTGTTGTTCTTCTCACAAATGGTGTTTTCGGTCTGATAGTTTTTGATGCAAAGAAATCCTTCAAATTGTAGTCAACTTTCTCTATCACTTGGAGTAGTTCTTTCCTACTATCACCTGGTCCAAACGAGATTTTGGACTTCAAAGCACCTTTGTCTTTTGCAAATTCAAGTGGGTCATCTGTGAGAGTGTTGTCCATGCAATCAAATATTTTGATATCATCCCACCATGTCAAAGGTAGTGATTCTATTCGATCATATGCTCCGCGGCTAGAGTATGATTCTAACAGTTTCACTTTTTGCAAAGGTCCTATACAATTTGGAATCGTCCCATGCTTTTTCTTGTATGAGATTAAGAAGTGTTGTTTTGCAAATCTTGTGATGTTCTTCACAGCTTGTTCTTCAAAATTTCTTTTCGTATGGACTCTCTTTAAGAATTTGAGCACTCCAGCTTCAGCATTGACTTCTGCATAAAATATTAGCTTGTGCAATGCAGAGATTTCCTGTAAATGTGTTCTGCTAAGCTTTCGACCTGTCGTGATGAATTTGCAAAGGAATGACTTAGTAGGACACTTCAAATTGATCCCATGCAGTAATGAAAAAAGCAATCCAAAATCATAATCAACAGCTGAAATCTTCTTATCTAGCTGCCACAAATCAAACAGTATTTCAATCAATGGTTTCCAATTCATTGCATAAGCTTCATCATAATCTGACATGTTTAGAAAAAACCCTTCTAATCCCTTCATGAAATCAACTTGTTCCTTGTGATAACCCTCATGCTCCGCAAATTGAATCATCAATTGGAACATCTCGTTTGCCCATTCATACTCACTACAATTTCTGATTACATCAATGTTATTCAATATGTCAGATATTGTGAATACATAATCAAGATATGATGTAGGTCCGCAAAACCAGAAGCCTAAGTCTGCATGATATATTCGAAAATGGCCTCCACATGAAATCAAGTAAAAGTTGTGCAGTCTCGACGTTGAGTAATAAATATAAACACCATTAGAATACATCGTATATGTTGCTTCCTCACTATTGTTTACAAACGTGTCAGGAGAGAATGTAGGAAATATCGACTGCTTTGCAATATGCACTCTGAGTCGCTGGATCATGATGATGAATGATGTGTACTGGGATAAACTAGAAGGACTGGCAGAAAAAGGAACAGAAGCATTTGCTGACACACTCAAATCATGCATAGTTGCTCTCTTTGCAAATGCAAGTGTTGAGAGATTAATAAGATTCTCTCTGTTGGAATAAGACTGGCGTGCAAATCGTTTCAGATGATCAATTGTGAAGACAAGGGGTCCATCAGGTATTTTCTTGTGCTTCTGCAGTTCATTGAACACTTTGAGTATGGATAGAATTTGACTAGAATGGTGACCATGTATCAAGTCAGGATTATCTGGCTCGAGTCCTGAGCAAAGATCGTACATCTGCTGTGGATATGGGATCAAAGGACTGTCAAGCCGGGCCGGGATACGAACATCTGTTGGTTTAGTCTGAAATGCCTTTTTCTTCTTGTATGATTTCCTCTGATCGATAATTTCAGGTAATTTGTAGACGACAGATGCATCTTTAAGCTCTTCACCATTAAGATGTTCAATCAATTGATCGGGAAGGTATTGCAAATATGCAGAATTTTTCAACAGATCAATATAGGCCATGATTGGGGAATTGGGGTTGTATAATTCTTAGTGTTCAAAGTTTGGGGAATTTTAATCTTCACTGATAAGATCAAAAGGTTTTTTTTAATCAAAAAGTTGAGACAGAAGCATATAAGATCAGATTCTTATACTCATAAATAAGTGACAGTATTATCATAAATCAAAATTTAGATAGTGTCCATGAGTCTGTCGTGATTGACATATTCTTGTTCTTCATCGATGGAGATATATAAAATTAACATGATAGAACTGAATTCTTCATCATTGAAAACCACATGATCTTCATGGAACTCAAATTCATCTTCTGCCTTTGCATCCATAAGCTCTCCAGACTGCAAGAGCTCATATCGTAGGGTCTGCTCAATACAGATATGAGGGTATTTGTCTTCAATAGATTTAATGATCATTTCTGGACTCAGTGTAATTGGAGCATCGATCTCGTCCGGGAAATAATAAGAAAGGGATCGGATATCGCCAATATCATCCTCATGGAAGTCAATTGTGAATTCAATCAGTCGGACCATTTTTCTGGGCTTCGATATTCAGTCAAATTTTTT